CATTGGCCGACATGCCCATGAACATCGCCTTCGCATAGAGCGTGCCCTCCGCCTGATTGAGCGGGAACAGCGTGCCAGCGAGCGTCGGAAGATCGGCGGCACGGGTGACAGTGGCGGCAGCGGTGGGGATATAGCTCGATGCAAATACGCCCGCCTCGAACTGTGGGCCGAAACAGATGATCGATCCCGTGGTAGTCGATACGGGGTGCCCGTTGCCATTGAACGAGTTGCCGGTTTTAGATGGCGCTATGCCAAACCCGACATATGGATTGGTCTGAGTTTGAGAGCCAACAAGCTCCAACCGATACCAACCGCCACCCATCGGGGTAATAGATCGCGAGATCAACGTGCCGGAAGTAGCGCCGACTGAGCTATCGCCCAGGGTGCCGTTTAAGATATCATAGACCGATGAAACATAGTGCCCGCTTATCGTCGTGATATCGAGATAGATGAACTGCGAAGTTCCCGCCTTGGCATAGACCGACGCGGTCGATGTTACGCCTCCCGCTTGGGTTGCCTGCGCAAATACAAGGTGTGCACCACTTACTCCGTCCCCCGTAAGGGTGAGAGCAGAATTGACGACGCCATCAGGTCCGATCTGATCGTGTACTCTTGTACAATTGTTGATCTGCCAAGCAGCATTGATAAGGCTGGTTGACCACGGCAATAGACTCGTCCGCGCTTCCTCGATGAGATATCCCCAAACGCCAGCACCAAGGCGAGGGTCATTATCGCGGCGCAGTCCATAGGCGGGAGAGCCGACGGTTGCAAGATAAGGACCGGCAACCGATCCACGTTGTAATTGTGCCCCCCAGAGATAAAGGCCCTTCGTAACATCCCCAAGAAAATCGGTACTATTGTCAACAGCAGCAGGACCAACCGAGAAAGTAGAAGCCGAACCGGCAGTCGTTCTGACAATCGCAATTCGATAGAAGCCATTTGCAACGGCCTGAATAGAACCTGTGTTGCCTGCGTCGCTTGAAAGGACCGCGCCCGCACCAGTAAGATCGAACCAAGTTCTGTGATTACCGCCGCCATCATTTGCATTTAACCAGCAGAGGGTACGTCCGTTTATTGGCTTGACGTGTATCGACCAGACATAGGCCGATCCACCGAAAATAGTAATTCCCGATTGGAACACCTGATGAAGGGCGTTAACGGCGGTTTCGAGGAGCTGGTCTGCCGTAGTAGTCCCGTCGGGGGCAGCGACTGAGTTTGCTGTAACAGTAACTGCCGACTTACCCCAAGTTGCATTATCAAATTCCTGCGCCCGTACCAGAACGTTCTCCGGCCCCCACACGAGCTTGCCAGTGGCGTCCCAGCACATGCCGGAGCTGGCGTGCACGCTGCCGAGCTTGGCGCCCGGCGTTCCGGTGTAGTTATTCGCCGGCGTCGCCGTATCGCGGATCCGCATGCTGTCGTCGGCCGCCGCAAACGCGAGGCCATCGCCCGCGCCGAGGATGACATCAGCAAGTCCTCCAGCACCACCACCACCCATCACAGGCGGCGTGGCCAAGGCAAGAGCCAGCGCCAGCATCGTCATCAGGTAAGACCCACCAGACCAGTTGCAGATGAAGCAGCCATCACCCGCGTACACTGACACAAGACATAGCCACCGGCTGGAACCGTAAAAGTAACAAACACACCGGGACTGCCAGTCGGCTCAATGACCACAGTACCCGCTCCACCCGCAAAGACAGACGAGGCATTGACCCTGGTCACATCGGACGGGGTAATCGGAAAGGCGTTGGTCGCTAGATTACTGTTGATGGCCACGGCTATCTCCTATGAGAACCCTGAAATCTTCCTGAGCAACGGCGTCGAACCCATCTTGATCTTGTTGGAAGCCGCATTAACGGTCAGGACACCCACCTGATACTTCGACTCCCACACCGCAATGCGCTCGTCCTCGACCATGTAGGGCGCAGCCTCGAGCGAAGCGGCATAGAGCAGCAGATCAGGGTGGTGCAGAGAGAAAGTATTGCTGTTCAGACTCGACGACAGCGCCGGCACCATCTCGTAATAATGGATGTCAACAACCTGGTCCTCACCCGGCCACGGCCAGATGTAAAGCTTGCTCGCGTCGATATTGTAGAACTGCGGCGTCATCTCACTGTTAGTGAGATCCTGCGCCTTGTCGACATACTCATTGAGCGCCGCTACATCGAGCGCGCCGACACCCTGCACCGACACCAGCCTGATCTTGTTGAAATCAGGGATCGTCAAGACCAGATCGATCGGTTGGTTCAGGTCCGGCGCCAGGATGGTACGGTGGAAGAGCTTCTCCATGTAGAAGCTCTCAAGCTCGGTGTTCAATCGAGTCTGCGCCAGATCGAGGAACGCCCCTATCTGGGCATCAGAATAATCGTCCGCGCCTATCCAGTTACGGACGTAAGCCTGCCAGCCGGATGTCGTCGTCGGAAACGCCATTGCGAGAACCCATCAATTACGTGGCCCTGCCAACCCCTGGCGTCGCGCCGGTCGAACTACTTGGCGGGAAACTTGGGCCCCGCAGTGCCTTCCTTGGACTTGGCAGCCGGGAAAATCGGCTTACCGGTCTTCTTTGACGATGGCTTCTTGGCCATTACAATCTCCTATGGAAGCAAGGCGGGCAGCATCTTGCCCAGCCAGATCAGCAGAATGATGCCGAGGATACCGCCTCCGATAATGTAGACCAGCTGCGGTATCTGAAGCCCCATGCTCTGGATCACCTTTACCACAACAAGAATCAAGATGCAGATGATGCCAAGCACGACAAGAAAGTCTATTGCGGCGCTGCCAGTCATCACTTTTTCCCTTTCGACTTACCAGCCTTGCTCATTGCGATAGCGATGCTCTGTTTCTGAGGATAGCCCTCGTCCCGGAGCTTCCCTATATTCGCTGATATGGCTTTGCGTCCCGATCCCTTCTTTAGTGGCATCAGAGTTTGTCCACCGTTCGAAACTTGTAGTTTTCTTCGAGGATTTTACGAAGAACCCTTTGAGCTTCCGGACTACCGTCGAAAACATTGATCCCCGTCTCCCGCATCGCCTGATCAATAAAGATCAGTGGGATAGACCCAATTCTGCGCATAGTCCGGCCAGAACTGTAGCCGTTATTGCCGGACGTCCGGTCAGCATGGTTTTCCTCAAGCAGAGGCTCCACGTCCTGCGTCTGATGGACGATCAGCCCCTGCTCGTGGTCCCACACCCCGCGGGAGGTCCGGGGCGCAAGAATCTCTTCGTCAGCCATCACTTCTTCTTCGTGTCGGGCTCAGCCTTCGGCGACGGCGCATCATAAGATTTTGCCGCGGTCGGATTGACGTTCGGGGCCGCAGCCTGCTTGGCACGCCTGGCCTCCTCGACACGCTCTTTCAGAGCTTCCTCCCAGGGGCGCTCGATCTCGTAATCCGGCTTGTCGACCTTCTTGGCATCGCCATTGGTGACCAGATGCTCGGCCCAGGCGCGGTCGGTATTGCCGTCGAGGACAAAGCCCTTGCCCAGATGCACGCCGCGATAGCCAAAATCGCGGTTCAGCTCGATGAAATAATCGTCTTTCTTGTCGGCCATTGTTTTCCTCATGTGAAAGTGGAGCGCCCGCAGGCGCCCCCAGTCTACGGCGACAGTTCCTTACGAACCCGTGGCGGTGAGGTTCATGACTCCGGAGTGAGCCTTCTCGTTGCCGACCTCAAGCGCATATTCCGCCTGGATGAGGATCGATTCGGCATGCCCGGTACGCGCCAGGGGTACCTGGCGGGTCGGCATCAGCTCAGCGAGCGCCACATATTCCGGATCCACCAGATAGATGGAGCCCGACGGCATGAAGCGGTCGGGCACAATCTGCACCTGGCCGAAGTCCGATTCATAGACATCGATGGCGGCGACCAGCTTCTTGTCGTCAGCCGACTTGTAGCGAGTGGCGTTGGCGACAAAGGTGGTCGAGATCTTGCGCTTATGGGCGGCCGTCACATAGGCGTATTTGGGATTACCGCCCGAGTTCCAGGCGTTCATCATGGCGAGGTTGAAGTTCGCCTCGGTGAGCGCTTCGGCCGTGCCACCGGTAGCCGCGGCATTGGGGTAGCCGTCGCCGGTGCGCGGTGAGTTGGACAATGTCGGGGCGATTGGCGAGCCGGCCGCCGCACGGGTCGGGTTGGTGATCAGGAAGGCGCCGAAGCCTGCCGTCTTGCGGGCTACGGATGCCGAGCCTGGAACCGCTGCCTGGTTGAGCAGCAGCATGGTTTCCTTGTCGCGCTTCAATTCCTTCAGCTTGTATGAGACCTGCTTGGCGAGGCTCTCGGTGCCGGCTGCCTCATCATGCTTGGGCGTCGAGTCGGAGAGCAGGATCACCTTGTCGGAGATCTGGGTGAAGTTCTGGCGCCGGAACGGCGTCACGCCGGCATCGACAGCCGGGGCGGCTTCACCTTCGATCACCACGTTGGCGGGGTCGACGGCGCCAAGCTCGGTGAGCGGCCATTCGTGAAGCTTGTTCTTGGCCTTCACTTTCTTGAGCGAGGTCAGGAACGGCGTTTCGGTGGGGGTGATCATATTCTCGGCCGAGGAGAGATCCTCGCGCAGAGTCGCAAAAGCATAGGTCTGAATGGTACCGGCAGTAACGCCCATGGGGGCCCCCTGTGTCGGGGGCGCTGCCCCCTATCTGCGTGTAGGCGCCATGATCAGGGTTTTGGCGACGTCCTCAATCGACCCCGTCTTACGCGCCCGGTTATAGATATCCGCTGTCAGGCGCTTGGCCTGTGAGGCGGCAGCTCCTTGAGAAGAGCCAGGGCGCAGTACGACTTTCCGGGGTTGTGAACTCGCAGAAGCATCGCCTTGGCCATTGGCCTTCTGGCGTACCTGGGATTTGTCATATTCGGATTGCAATTGGCGAGCCGCCAACTCCAAGACGAGCATGTAGCGATGGTCGATAACTTGTTCGACTTCCGCCTGCGGAATCCCACAGTACTCTGCCGTACGAATCAGCCGGTCCATGACCACAGGGGCCTTTTTGGGGTCGGCCAGATCGGGCAGGATCGATGCTAGGCGCTGGGCTTCATCAAGAACTAACCGTTGCCGACTTTGAGACTGCAATGCAGCCTGTTCAGCTTCGATACGCTCGACTTCCTGTGCGACAAGCCTCTGCTTTTCTTGCACCTCTCTAAGCTCTTCCCGCTTGAGCAGATACTCATTGGGGTTTCGAGCCCGAAGTGCATCCCAATCTATGGTCGGCTTCGCCAGAGTGTCAAGAACGGCATCCAGGCTCTTCAGCTTCTCAACCGCCTGCTGGTTGGCGTTGTAGAGCGCCGCGGCGTTGTATTCGACCGCCTTTCTGACCTCTACAGACTTCTGAATGTTCTGCTCTATGTATTTGGTTCCGCTGTAGTTTTGCTTAAGCTCCTTGAGCGGAATTTCCTGCTTTTTGCCGTCAATTGTAATTTCCACAAGGAGTTCATCGACGTCGACTTCTTCGTCATCGTCGGCAGCAGCTTTTTTCTCGCCCTCCTCGGTTTCCCCCTCTTCGGACGGCTCGCCCGCATCAGGATCCTCCGAATCAGGCACCGGATCGGCATCGCCTTCGACCGCCGGCTCCCGCGGACCTTCCTCGTCCGCGGGCTCAGTCGTCATGATCGCCGATACGACGGAATCGTCACCAGCATCGGGTTCAACTTCGGCCATCAGGCAGCCTCGTCCTTCTGCTTCTGTTCAAGGAACAGCAGCTCGTTGGTGTATTCAGTGAGCTTGCTCTGCAGCCGATTGAGCAACTGGC